ACTGCGTAACCATTACCTGCTTTGTCTACCTCTGGTTTCCAGAGACGCTCATCAGGACCAGTTTTTTCGGTCTTGTTGAGATTTTCTGCTTTAGAAAGCAAATCCTGAAAAGAGGACTTCTTAAGTGAAGCAAAAGACATACGTATTCTCCGTATTAATGTGTACTGTTGTATTACTAGTTCCTATCGCCGCTTACCCTGAACTAGTAAGGGGGTAACCGCAGTTGGTTGTGTCCAACATAATATTTATAGCACGACCCTAGGTGGTCTGTCAAGTAGTTGCTTCAATATATGTCTGTAAGCTGTGACTATATCTCCTTTCTCATTTCGGAACAAATCCTTGTCAAAACTCTCTCTAGTACCTGCTTTCCATAGTCTGCAGCTATCAGGACTGATCTCATCAGCAAGCAATAACTTACCATCCTTATCAGTTCCAACCTCAATTTTAAAATCAACTAGGTCAAGTCCAATACCAAAAAATATTTTTGTCAATTCTTTGTTTACTTTCTGAGCAATCGGATAGAACTCTTCTGGATCATATCCCATAAGTTTTACACGATCATATGTAAGAAGAGGATCATTCTTACTATCATCCTTTAAATAGAACTCAACCAAAGGAACCATAAACAGTTTACCTTCTGGTATAGTAGTCTGTCTACAGATAGATCCAGCTGCTATATTTCTAACAACTATCTCAATAGGAACAATATCTACCTTCTTACAGCACATTGCTCTATGAGTAGGCATACTAACATAGTGTGTATCTACTCCTGCCTGTTCTAATAACTTAAAGAGGATCGCTGATATCTCACAACATATCCTACCCTTATCTTCTGGGTAATCTTCTTTCTCTCCATTACCTGCAGTAACTTTATCCTCATACTGTATGATAACCTCATCAGGTTTATCAGTTGGGAATACTGTTTTTACTTTACCCTGTATGATTTCCATATTCAAATAAGAAGTCGTGAACTAAACTATCTGCTTTCTCTTTACCAAATTTACCAGAGAGATATCCCCCAACTGGATCTAGTTTGGTCATGTAATTATCAAAGTCAACATAAACACTAGTATCCTTACCATCTGGTTTTGCCTTTTCAACCATGTGCTTATACACAGTCAAATACTCTTTGAACATATCAAGATGATCATCAACTTCATCCATAGTGCAGTATGCTATATAGATGTTCTTAGAGAAATGATTACCTGGTTCAAAAAACCGATAGTCCCCTTTACCTTCTGGTAAACCTGGAACCTCAAACATAAAATTCTCTGTTGGATGCTGGAAGTCAAATACAATGATGACCTTCTTATCAAAGAACCCCATCAAATCCATACCAAAACAGGGAAGATTAGTACCCCAACCACATGGTTTGCATAGATCCCCACCTGTGTTAGGGTAAATGATATTATTGTATATACAACTCTTATCAGACCATATCTCTACTTCTCTTGCTTTAATGAAGTAGGGATGAGTAAATGTCTTAGCAAGTAAATGAGTTTCTTTAGCTTCCCAGTTTGCCCAACCTCTTGAGAATTGAAGATCAGGAAAGGTTTCTGTTAATACTGCTTTATAATTTTTCCAAAGGTTCATGATCTATTGGGAAAGTAGTTCAAGTTTAGCACAATACGTGCCTTTGCGTCAGTACATGCTGTACCAGAATGCTTCTTAGATGAAGGAAATGAAAGTAGTCTGTTCTCTACACTCTCTACCTTTGTACCATCCTCAAAGTTAGTAAATCCATCACATGTATTCAAATAGTATATTGATGTGACATGATTATAGGGACCAACATCAGTGTGCCAGTCCCTAACTTCAACCTTATCCTTCTTCGTATTAAGGTTTGCTTTAATTCTTAACCATACATGAGGATTGATAACCTCAATCAAAGGATAGATACGTTCCATGTCTGGTGATACTACACCAAGACAAGGATCCCAGAACATATGTACAAATTGATATGCATCTGGATCAGTATCTTCACCATCACCTAAGATATAAGGACAATACTGCCACCTACATCCTTCAGTAAACCAATGCTGTAATGGTCTAAAAACTTTTTCAGGTAGAAGGTTATCGACTACCCTAATATCTTCATTGACTTTATCAATCTTAAGTGGCATCTTCAATAAAATCAGGACATAATAAAGCTCCTGCTAATGATCTAGCAGAGTTGTTGTGTTCGCACAACTTGTTCATCCATATTCTCTCGGAGAGATCCACCGTCCCATCCGTAGATATCATCCTGCAACAGATATCCACTATTCGGTTTCTGTAGTTCGTGCTTAACATATTCGATTGCCAATGGTAAAATAGCGTACTCACGTCGTTGAATGGCTTTTGTAAGAGATTTAACATCATCATTCTCTAGTATAGGAACTTTTGATTGGATGATGATAGGACCACCATCTAATTCTTCGGTTACGTAATGTACAGTGGCACCAGTATATTGTTCACCAGCTTCCATTGCTTGTTCTACTGCGTGTAACCCTTTATACTTAGGTAGTAAAGATGGATGTACATTGATTATTCTATCGGGAAAGGCATTTATGAGATCCTTTGTAACAATTCGCATCCACCCTGCGAGTATTACGAGGTCAACGTTCCATGCTTGAAGTAAAGATATAATATGTTCTTCGTCTTGGTTGTGCATATAACAATGAGGTATACCCAGTTTATCTGCTCTCTTCATTGCTCCACACTTCTTCTTGTTGTGGATCATAATTACAACTTCATCCTTAGTACAAGTTCTAACAATGTTTTCAAAGTTAGATCCTGATCCAGAACATAGAACTCCTAATCTCATGGTTGTTCCCAATCCTCGTATGGTGGTTCGTCTTCGCCTACAGCGTGCTTGAAGTGTTCAGTATCAAAATATGAGGGTGGTAGTTCATATCCACCAACATCATAGTCACCTTTCATTCTCTTCTTATACTCTCGTTCATCAAGAACTTCATTGATAAGAATTTTCATTTCCTTAGCATAAGTCTCAGTAAACAACCGCATTGGTTTAACAATCATCGGTTTGAAAGTCTGTTTCTTATACTCATCAGATGCCTTCCACTTAGCAAGATCTTCAGGTGACATGGGTGCTCCCATGCCTTGAGTATCCATCTTAGTGTATGGTTCGTCCTTTTTGCTCATTTAACTATCCCAGTGCCTAATAACGCCACTAACAATAAAGAAATTAGTGATAAGGTAAGTAATGAATATGATGCTACGGACAATAACAACTGCATTGTCGTATTTTCTTGTTGTTTCATCACTAAAACTCCCTAAGGAATACTTCCATATTCTCCATAATTTAATGAGGGTCATAATGTTTAACAATACTATAGCCTAATGCTAAAGCAATAAGTCCGATACAAATCAAAGTTAGTAATAAATGCATTTTAATCTGGCAATTGGTCAATCATGTTCTGGACATTCTTCTTCAGTTCATCATAGAACTGAGGAGATATTTTAGATGGGGGCATTCCCATCATTGTAGCAGCTGATCGAACTTGTGCAACAAGTTGTTTAGCTTGCGGATCATCAGATAATGTAACCCGCATGAACATTGTCTGTTGGAGACTTATCAACTCCATCATCTTGTCGAGCTGTTCTCTTTTCTGAGGTGGTGAAAGAACTAACCCCATCTTATTGATCTGCAGATAGAGATCTTGCATCCGATTGAGTTCTTCTTGGACTACTTCAGATTGAAAAAATTTACTCATGAGAATTGAGCCTTGATAAGTTTCTTGTATTTACCCATATCTATATTGAGAAAGGGTGCGTACTTCACTACTTTGTTGCGTAGTGGCTTCCAGACAATCTCCTCTTTGATCAATTTATCAAAGTGAGGTGTATAATTCAATACCTTGTTAAAAATTGTAAGGGTTTCTATGGTGATTTTACCACCTAAGAATGCTTTGACAAGGGGCGGGTGGACACTTTCAACTTTGAACAATGTATCAAAGTCCTCGTTAATCTCTTGAAGGGTCTGGACATCATTCTTAAAGATATATGAGAGACTATCCTTCTTTCTGATATACTCAGCGTAATTCTTTGCTCCCTCTCGTACCAATGTAGCAGGATATACCTTATCCTCTGCGACCATATTAGCTACAAAAAAATCGCGCAGCTCGTAGTCCTTGAACTTTCTGGAAAGTTTCACAAAAAAGAACTTATCCTTCCTATTATCAAAGGATTTCTGGGATGCTTTAGCAGTACCCCCATATTGGAAATAATCGTAAGTGTCGGATGTGAAGTGAAGTTTCAAAGCAAGGTACATTTTGTATACTTCAAACCCTGTCACAGTTTTAGCAAACCTCTCGAAGTACGTTTCATATAATTGAGACGTTGTGCATCGTATTTTAATTTCTCTTTTAATGGTTTGGAGATTAATTTATTAACTCCATCTAATTCTATATTTTTATCTTCGCAAAATTGTACTATAGCCTCAATATAATTAAGATCAGAATCTTTGACAATCTTCTCTATCTCAACCGAGAACTTGGCGGCTGTCATAAAATTCTCTTCAAATACTTCATCAATTTTACCACTCGCCATATGCACTCCTATAGGCATCAATGTACTCTTTAAGTTTGCGAGCATACTTAAACTTGTCATAAATCTCAAAAATTTGGGGTGATCCCGTTTCACAGGCAATGATCGTTACGAGCTTCTTGACCATGAGACCAGTTAGCTCTTGGAACATTATAGCATAAGCTGTCTCTTGTGCAAAGTAGTCGTGTATCCAATCTTCACGTTTCTCCTTGGTGGAGGTCTT